CCTGGCATTCTTCGAATCTGCTTTTCAGAGATTTCAAATCATGATTGAGTGGATCATATTCAATTACCGATCCGTTTGGCTTTTTAAAGTATTTCATATATATCCTTAAAAAAGGGGGGAACGAGTCCCCCCGTTTTTATTATTGATTAGTGATTAAGAAACGTCACTCAAGATATACACACCGTGCGTATCTTTTATTTCCACCTGGCCCCAGAATCCAACAGCAACATAAGCTGTGTATCTTGCGGCTTCATTACGTTCTGATCTGATGCGGAATAAACCTTCAGCACCAACACCAAGACCTATTGCCCCTTTGCTCATAGCAAATCCAGCGGCATCTCCACCTGATCCAACATCTTCATCAATCTGGTCAGACCAGTAGACATTGAAACCAGCGATCGAACCAACATAACCACTTTGAAAGGCTTCTTCACCTTTCGCACCCATCATGCCGATTGGTCGTGCAGTCGCAGTATCAGTTGTACTTGATCCAGCAGTATCAATAGCAGAGTTGTGAAGTAGGGAGATAATTCCCTTTCCACCCCATACTTGTTTTGGAGACAATACCAAAGAATAAGGCATTGGAGCACCAGCGGCTCTCATTTGTCTCATTGATCCAAAGATATGAGAAAGAGCAAGAGAAGTACCAGCACCACATTCTGTTTGTGAGAATGATTTGCCTAATTCTACAAGATCATCATCAAGTTTAGCGGCTACTGCATTACCCAAAGCTGGGCCAGCATTAGAATCCACATTATCGCCTGATCCCATCAATACCAAATCAGATACATCTGCTTCGATAACGTGTTCAGAGATCGTTGCAGTTCTTGCGGCTGATGTGATAGCAACAGCAGTTGTAGCGGTTGCCTGAGTAGCGGCAGTCACATTTGCTGAAGTTAGTTTTGTCCAGTCCGAAAACTGAACCGAGTTTGATCCTCTTGCGGCCTGTTTTACAGTCACGATTGGATATAGCACATTCACGTGATTGAATGCGATAACGGCATCGCCGATTGTCTTTCCAAGACCACCAGCGGCAGTTGATGTGTTAGTTAAAGCCATTTTATTTTCCTTATAATGGTTTGTTTATTAATTATTTTTCATACGATTTCTTCATCGTTCCAGGGCCAAACCCACTAAATGCACCAATACTTCCAGGCTTCTTTCCCTTCCCAATCCTTTCGCCACGTTCTTCATGAATGTCGATGTAATCATCATAACTTATTTTTTTATCCTTATAAGTACAATCAATATCCTCGCCATTATCCACCTTAACGTGCTTTAGGTCGTTATCAGGATCAAGAGCTTTTTTGAAAATATCAGCCCCCATAAGCTATTTTGATCTTGCCACTTGTTTGAGGATCGTTGGCTTTCTTGTATCCATCAGGATCAACAGCCGCCCATTCTTCAAACGTAGCATAACCGCCTGTAGATGTTGCTTGTGAATTATCAACTGAAGCTGGTGAAGGCCTCGTTTTTATTTTATCTACGTGTTTTTCCAATAAATCTAATGGAAGCCCTTCATAGATTGCACGATCATCATCAGTCATTTCCGATACTAACGAATCTCTCCGTGTTGCCTGATATTCATCCCATGCTTTAGATTTCTTTTCAGAAGTTTCGAGTCGTGCGTTCATGTCTGCCATTATCTTATCGTATTCGCCTTTTGATTCCATCTCTTTCAACTGTCTGGATTCACTCTCGCCTTTGACTTTATTCTTCAAAGATTCGTAATCTGATTTCATGGTGTTTTTTTCATCTACCAATTCCTTGAATCGTGCGTAAGGTACTTGATCGATGGGTTGCTTTACTTCACTTGCAACTGTAGTGGATTCCTGTTTTACGTCTGGAACTTCGACTTGTGTTTCACTCATTTTAACCTCTTTGATTTGAGTATTATTAAAATCTTTTACCGATTGTGAATGTGATAGGCTTTTTTGTATAAGCTCTCAGATTCTTCTCGAAATTCTTATCCAATCTTCTCAAGGTGTCAGCACCTATTGCATTAGTGATTGTTTTATTGAATATGTACCAATCATTGCCTTTCTTAAATCCCCTACGTTGTAGATCAGATGCTCTTTTACCGTATGTTCCTATCACCCCAATAGTGACACCATCCTTTTCAACCTTCTGGCGTTTAATATTATCGAGCATTTTTCCTGTCAATGTGAAATCAATGAATCCTGTTTCTGTACTGGATTGACTTCTGGCCGCTTTTCTTGATCTTTTAGCTTCTGCATATTCAGGATCATAATCACCTTTAATGGCTCTCTTATTCCGTATCTGATCACGAACAATATTGGCGGCATTATCACCGACATCAGCCCATGTCTTTAATGGAATATCTATTATCCTACTGGCATCAAGTGGTTTTATTGGCATCTATTTGGTCGTTTGCTTTATTGCCCAGGAATTGAGCTTTTCTTGTAAATCTTTGTGCTTCATGTCTGCATCCGAAATGCGTTCCATTCTGAAATGATCCTGGAGATTGTGATTCAAATTCACCTTCTGTCATTGGCCCTAATGCGATAAGCCGTAAACATTCATCGCTGGTTTTTTCATCTATCGGCCCTTCCCAAATAAAGAATGTATTATCGGGAGCATTGTTAGCCATTTCCTTTGTGACATTACGAGAGAATTTTCTTAAAGAATCATCTACTAATGCTTCAGCCTGTGATGGTGTTAATCCAAATGATCCAACCATACTTTCAAACTCACCAACGGATATATCACCAATAACAGATTCAATCATCAGCTTACGCATCACATCAATTTTATCCTTAATCTTGTTCTGATATACAATGAGATCAGTTTTAATAAGAGAATCAATTACGTTCTCGGATATATCAGCAAAGGATTGCATCGATTTCAATTCAAAAGCATATTGAGTCATCAGCTTTTCAAGTTCGATATTCATCTTATTCCCGACTATCTGATCCAGATCAAGATCGAGTAATTCCTTCACAATAATATCATTAGATAATTGTGCCTTATTTGCATTGTTGTAGATTTTCAATACAGTATCCTGTACTTGTTCAAATGCTAAACTAAAATCGTTTCCTGTATATGCCATTATGCCTGTAGTATATCAAGTAATGGTGTAGTTGTTTCTGGTACTGGTGGAGCTTCTGCTTCTTGTTCTTCTTTTAATTCACCGAGCATTTTATCTAATTGTTCATCAGGAATATCGGGATTAAAGTATCTGATTAATTCCTTCCTACTCATTAAATTGTTATCCATCTTGAATTGTAGCTTATCTTTTTCTTCAGCCCAGGTAGTAGGGAATCCAGCTTCTGCAAAATCAACTGAATAAGATTCGGATAATGTTTTATTCTGATGTACTTGTAAGATGGTGCGATCTATTTCATATCTTGAATGTTCCCATTCCTTAAATAGCGGTATGTCTGATTCCCTTGATTCTAAATTTTCCATGCTCATAATTTTCAACGCTTCGCCACTCGGTGGCGTTCCTCCTTCACCCCATCTGATAGCAAGTGAATGATTCTGTCCCACCTGGTTGATCATCATCTTTACGCTTTCAATCATGTCACGGATAGAACCCGTTGGTGATACATATTGAAGTGATGCACCTTCAGGCAATGATATTAGCCTTTCGATACCAGCCTTCAAATTAGGAATCTCTGTATCAATCCCTGTGATAACTGGCTGACCTAATGCAAACCTTGTAGCCAAAGCGATTTCAGTCATGGCTATACTTACTTGTAATCCAGCCCTTGAAACATCCATAGAATCTGATGAGAATTCAACCTTACTCAAAGGCAAGATACCATACGGATTAATCATCTCTGTATTGTCGCCTATCGGATTGACACGGCCAACAGTATCGAATGCGAAATGCAATCCAGGTTCACCATTTCTTGATTCACTCCAAAATACAAACTTCCTATCACCTTTTAAATCTTTCCCTACTTCATAGCTTATGCCATACGGAGTTGATTCACCATAGAGATAATACTCTTTAGCGTTGGTTACTATATCGTATTCAATCCGTTCATGCCGATCCGAATACTTACTGCGGAAATGGCACTTCCCTATGAGCCATGCTATCTCTGCGAACTCCCGTGATTTACTATCAAGACGATATGCAAGATCGTTGTATTCATCTGCTGGTTCACCATTAATGAATCTTTCAGGTGGTGCTTTGAATAACATCATCCGTGCCTTTGCAAATCTCGGTACAATCCGCATACCGAATGGAGGCACTTGTTCTAACGATGATCCTGGAAACCATTGAGCCAGATGTGTATCCATGTTCTTATTGTAATAGAAATCAAGAGCAGTATCTTTCTCGGCTATATCTTTCTGCTTCATATCATTCTCGGCTCGTTGTACAGATTGCATGACTACATCCCTACCGAGAGAAGGAAGCATCACTTTATCGTGATAATTATATTCCATAACCTACCATTTCTTTACCACCTTGAACTTGACATTTCTCTGCGTCTCGCTGGGAATAATCTATTAATAGCATACCCGATTGCATCACTTGCGTGAGTCTGGGAGCTGTCTCTTTTATCTATATCGCTTCCATGCCATACGTTTCTTTCAAAATCCATAAGTAAGTTGGGACAGTTCTCGATAGATAGGTTGCCTTCCCTTATAAGTTTATTGACTGAATTTACTCTTTCCCTTACTGGTGGGTTGGCCTTTGGTACTGATATAGTATATCCATGATGTGATCTTATAATACCATGATCGCTTGCAACCGCACTTGATCGCCTTGCTGAACCACTTGCATCAGGAAACACTCTCGCATCTGGGTACTTCTTTACTAATTCTTCCACCATATCGTAAGTCGTTGCATTCTTCAATCTTATCTCATCAAATACATGAATCCAATTAGGCCCTATATAAAATATCTCTGAACTCATAGCATCAACGTTGAAATCCATCGCAATCCCAATAGGAAGCCCTTCATTCTTTAGATCAGGACGAGCAGTAACGTGACTTGTTCTATCGAAGTCCTTATAAACTCTGCCTTGAGTAAGATTGACAAACTTCCCATATACATAAGCATCTATCTGTTCTGGTGAATATGAATCAAGAAGGCTCTGTTTGTAATCATCTGGAAGGTGGTGATTATCAAGCGTTGAAGCCGTTATTACACCGAGGTCTAACTTGGGATCGTTTACTATATCAAATCCCCAATTTAACTGTTCTGGTGTACCTGTTAGGTATATCTGCGATAGCTTTGCATCTGGATGTCTTACTCTTGCAATCATTTGATCAAATACCTTACGCTTCTGTATAAATGGTTCATCTATAATTGCCCATCCGAGGTTAGGCCCACGAAGGGAATCTGGTGTATCACCACTACCGAGCCATAGCTTACCGCCCCAGCCGTGAAATAAGAATTCTGCCTTCTGTTGGTTGTAGGTGTAGTCAATCCCCGCACGATCACACATTTCCTCTAAGGTTATAATAATCGTTTTTCTTGCTAATTGATGCGATGGCGAAACATACATTCCAGGGACTGGTGAGTTCAAATAACTCATATATAAAGACTTTAACGCACCGATATAAGTCTTTCCAGAACCATAGCCACCCACTAATAATACGTTCCTGTTTGGCATATCCCAGAATTGACGTTGGTGGACTAACATAGAGTCCTTTTTTATTCTGAAAATCACTCAACTATTATCTCATCTTTTACAATTCTTTGCTCTATGTATTCTCTTGGTTTGCCTTCGACACGGTTCATGTATATCTCAACAGCCTTTAGTGATCCGTTTTCCGCCATAGACAATACCTTGTTTATAATCCTTTCTTTTCTTGTCTTACCATCACTTTTCTCTGTGTCTGCGAGTTCCTTAAATAGATCAGATAACGCACCATGCCGCCCTTTCGGATTAGCGTTGTTTCCAGGCTTAAATTGCACACCAGCAGTATTTCCTTTGGCAAATTGCCCATTTTCCCGTCGATTTTCCGTCGTTTCACTCATCGACTAAAGCCATCACAAGAGGTTTGTTAATTTTATCCATAAGATTTTTAACTTTTGGTGAATCAATTTCATATACATCGAACTCAAGCCGCCAGTTATGAGTTGTTTTAAGGTTCTTAATCCCAACTAATTCTACATTGAGAGTTATACCCCTATCTTGTTTTTCGATGTCTGGCATTTAATAGGCTCTCGAGAACCATACCCGTCATTCCTGTCTTTCGCCCACCATGCGATTATTCGTTGGCGAGTAGGGGAACGGATGACCCCTCTACTTATATAGGGGCAATCACAACCTATTTATATGTTATTTTGAATGATTTCACACGCTTTATGGAAGATTTTGGATGCGTTTTGTTGCGTGTAACCGTTTAATTTTCCTATAGTTGTGAAATTATATCCCTGTACAATATGATAAAATAATATTTGTTTCTGTTCGGTTGTGAAATTATGCCAAGATCGTTCAATGGCATAGCAGTATCGGATTTCATCTAAATCGAATTCATCCCTGGCGAATAGATATTCTACTGTGATCTTTGTTACATTGAGTCGCTTTACTGCTTTCCTGGCTAATTCTGCCGCTTCTTCAAATTCATAGCCGTTATTGTCTGGTATTTCCATAGTATGTGGTCATCGTAGTATGTTATAGATTGTTTCAATCATTCGATGTTTTGCGATTTTACCTGATTCACCTTCTTTCAGGATTCTTTCGATCATGGCGATCTGGATTCGCATTTTGTTTGTTTCTTCTTTCAGGAATATTATCCGACCTTCCGCTTCTGAGATCAAAATACTCTGTTCATCAACTTTATTTTTCAGTTCTTTTATTTCAGTTATGAATGGTATCTTCATTTGTTTTTATAATCCTTTATTGCAAAGAATGCTAATGTGAAAAAGAATACAAAGATGGAAGCACCCAACATAAACACTCCCAGCATAAACGCTTGTATGATCCATTCAGTTATTTCAAGTATTATCATTATTTACCTCCAGCTTCTTTTCGATTCTATTTAATCTGATGATGATCGAGATGAACATTAACAGCATAAATAATACAAATGCTTCCCATCCTAAAACGAATGTTAGATTTTCATTAAATAGTGATTGAAAATAGTGTTTCATATCTGCTCCCTTTAGGGGAAATTAAGGAGTTCAAATATCATGCCTTATTTTCCCTGTTATTATGTGAATTGGTAATTTTTAATCCCCAGAGTTTTTCAATGTCTGGATATGGAACCCAGCAAAATTTATCTTTTTTACCATAGATAGATCGATCATAAGTGAAATAAGGAATTTTCGCATATTGAGTCCTTTTAGATTTTGAATGGTATCTTTCCCATAATTTCTTTTTTATCATATACCATAACGATTGTCTATCTACCACAAGCCATGAATATTTTTGCCTTTTAAATGCAATAGCATCTGCCTTACCTCTTACCCATCCAGGATGACCAGAAATTCCCACATATTCTACACAAGCCATTTCATCCTGCGTTTCAGTATCCTTGCGATTAAACTTCTTCATATCTTTTACATCAAATCTCAATCGTTTTCCCTGTAGTATTCCTTCAATATCCCAATGTTCATATACATCCTGTTTAGTAGTCGCTTTCACCACATCTTTTAAATTTTCAGCAAATTCATCTTCGATTAGTTTACCTTTTTTGATGTGATCAGCCCAACTCAATTTATCTTTTATTTCTTATGGGATGTGATGTGAGTTTTTTTTCTAATTTATTTAGTTTTTTCAAAATGAAAATCTGAGTTTCTTGAATCTCTATAATGGTATCAAGTATTAAATGATGTGCTTTTATATGCTCTATATCCACTCTATTCTCCCTTTAATCTATCCGAATAATGATATATTTTCTTCATGGAATGTTGCAAAACCACGTTCTTTTATTTCATCATTTACGGTTTTATTTTTTTTAATCCACGCTTTCGCCTGTTTGTGAAAATCCTTTTTAATTTCAAATCCATACGCCTTGCGATTTAAATTGTTTGCGGCTATCAATGTAGATCCGCTACCAGCCAATGGATCAATTACTACTTCTCCTTCATCTGTGAATATTTTAATTAGTTTTTCCAGCAGTTTAATAGGTTTTTGTGTTGGGTGTATTTTCTCATAAAGTTCGTTTTTATCATCAGTTTCCCAATCCATGACATTAAATACCATTTTTCCGTTATTATTGAATTTCGGTAGCTTATCTCTGTAAAAAACTAACGCATATTCAGCGTTTCCCACAATTCTCATATTTGCTTTTAATACTTGTGCTGAGAAGTTTTTGCGAAACACTAAATTGATATGTCCGTTTATTCCATATCTTTTAGCAAGTTCTATTAAATACATTTGCTGATCAAAAGCACAAAATACAATCATCGCTGGTGCTTGTCCTCTTTGCTTTGGTTCTTTTCTCATCATTTTACTGCAAAAGTGCATGAATTCTGCTGGCTTGAAATCTTTATCTGTATCAAAAAATTCTTTGCCAGCAAGTTCGCTTTGCCCGTTTTTATTATCACCTCCCACATACCAAGCTGGGTTTGATCCATAGGCATTTATGCCTACATTGTACGGAATATCCGCAATGACTAATTGAGCTTTCGGAATCCCATAACCTTTGAAATTCTGATAATGGTCATTAAATAATTTGCAAGGATATTGCCTAATTGCATCCCTATTTGATTCATTTTTCATTCTGTTCTCCCTTTAATTATATCCCCATCATGGTAGCATCCACCAAGGTTGCTCAACCATTTGTCACACACCTTTTTATTAGATGCAAGTTGCACTTTAGATGGGGAATCATTTTGGTACACTTCTCATGTTGGTTTGTACCGTATTTGAATTCTTTTTGTGCCTGATATATGGTGTGCGGCAATTCAAACATCTATAGACAGGAAATTTATTAGCGGCTGTGAAATAAGTGGAATCTGTTTCTTCCAGATGTTCCGATGCACAATTCGGACAAGTATCTTCATCCATTAGCACACCGAGATTCGGATGGTTCTTGATATAGGGCCTGATTTTTAGATACAATTCTTCAAGACCAATCACATCGTATTTGTTATAATGTAGCATGATTTTCAATGCTTCTTCGTTTCCTGTTACGCAATTCTTCCATAATTCAAATCCACCAAATTCACTTACATTAATTTTATTGGTTAATCCGAAATATTTAGTGAGATAATCCTGTTTGTAAGATGGTAAGGCAAACTCCCTTCTGGTAATCTTTAGCGTATCAATCGTTCTGTATGGTGATGGCGGCTCAATTCCGTTTGTTATGAATCTTGCCTTAATCTTCCGATCATCGAATCTATCTAAATTATGGCCTATAATTATATCAGCATCATCTAATAATTTATGGATTGATTGAACGATCCTTTTATCGTTTCGTTCCATCGCTTCATCTGCCGTAACCACATCAGATTGTGTATCTTCATCATATAGCCATTTCGCCACCCAGCTCAGAATACACCAATCCTTGATGACGTTTCCATGAGGTATGAACTGCTTATACAATCCCCATACATAGACTTCCATCGGTGCAGTTTCAATATCTAAAAGCAATATCCTCGGCAAATCCCTTGTATTTTTAACCTCATCACTCATCGAAATACTGAACTGCCTATTACAGCCGAGGCAATTATATCTCTGTGAGCTTTTTACCCCATCTTTTTGTGAATAATAGAATCCCTTTTTTACTGCATGGCCGCCTCCGCAATTCGGACAATTCATTTATTAATCTCCTTCTTCCATTGCTGAATATTTCCAGCCTGACTCAAAACCCCATATAAACATGAATTTTTCAAGCTCACTCAATTCTTCTCCACCTATCATTGCAATCCATCTATTATGTTTTTCTAATCTTTTTAATGCAATTATTTCCAATTCTTCTTCGGCCTTTTGTATTATTTTTTTGTATCTTTTAATGATTTTATAAATCCCAGATTTATCTTTGCCTAAAATCTGTGCTATCTCTTTTGGTTTTTTACCAGCTGTATCCAAATCATATACTTCAGACTGAATTTTACTTAAAATTTGTTCTTTTCTGTATTTTATCATCATTTACCCTCGCATATTTCGCAAATTACTTTTTCTTTTCCGTATGTAACAAAATCATCATAATACACACAAGTTCTTCTACTGGTATTCCTGGTTACAGCCTGATCTAATTCGTAGCACTTTCTGCATTTAGGACAATATTTTATTCTTAAATCAGCCTGTACAGCATCACGATTACTTTTTTCAGCAACCGTTTTAGGTTTGTAGAATGTGTGATAGATCACCGTGCTTGTTTTGTTAAATCGTGATTAGCACCTACACTTTTTAAATATGCCGCATGATTCTCAAGCATCTGTTCTTTCGTTAATTTCTTTTCTTTAATCGCTTGAATATCATCCTGACACATTTTCAGAAATGTATGCAGTTGATCTTTTTCTTTATTAGGTAAGGATTCTACAGGCTCATATACCTGATTGATTACTGTTTGCTTTTTATCGAATATTGCTCGGATTCTTCCCAATTTGGGAATCTGTCCAGATAGCTGACCATTCGGAGGTGAGCATTCGTGCATAATATCAACCCATCCAGCCTTTACGGTATCCATAGAGTATTCCATGATCAGGCCTATCAATTCGTTATATAATGGCCGTGATCCTTTTATATCCAGGAATTCAAATAGATCATCAACTCTTAAACTTGCTTCCTGTATAGATGTTTTTTTCATACTGCTCCTTAGGTTTGATAAAATCCGATCTCAACCAATTCCGAAATGCAGATTTATAATTAGCGTATCTTTTTCCG